CAGACAGAATCATACGAAGAAGAACAAATCATCTATATTGACAACTCTATCTACAAAGAGTGGAAAGATGAAAACGGTAAAGTAGAGTACTATCTCAAAAATGGATTTTTGTACGCACCACTTTCAAGAGACCGCTATCCATCTGTTTTAACCGGTAATGAGACACGAGACAACTGGATACGAAAAGACATGGAAGTCGAGACTGATAGTCAAGAAGTCTTGATGTCAACAGGTCTAAAAGACTTAAAAGCACACGCATATCCAGCAATTACATACGAAGTTGATGGCTATGTTGACTTAGAACTTGGTGATGTTGTGCGAATACAGGACGACGGATACGAACCGCCGCTAATTCTCACAGCGAGGGTTATTGAGCAAGAAATTTCCATAACAAATCCCAGCTCTAACAAAACTAAATTCAGCAATTTTGTCGAAAAAGAAAGTCAGTTAGCTTCTGATTTAATTAGTGATATGCTACGTCTTTATGACGAATCTATTCCATACGAGATACAACTAGCAACTTCAAATGGAGTTGCTTTTAAAAATGGGGTTGGTGAGTCTGTATTAACGCCTAGCTTGCAAAAAAATGGGAAAGACTATGAAGCTGTTTATTTTTATAAAAATGGCGACTCACTGATTGAGATAGGTCCGTCGCTGACAGTTAAAGCAAGTGACTTTAACCATGTTTTAAATGTAACAGTTGAGGCATATTTAAATGAGGAGCTTGTAGCAAGTACACAAATATCCTTTACAGATACTGAGGATGGAGAAAAAGGCGATGATGGTAAGTCATCATGGACAGCGTGGGCTAATTCAGAAGATGGAAAAGTTGATTTCAGTATAACTGAGTCTAAAAATAGAAGATTTATTGGAACTTATACTGGTATAGAGCAATCAACAAACTATCTTGATTATAAGTGGACTGATATGGTCGGAACAGTCGTTGTTGGCACAAATAATCTGATTGACGGTACAAAATCATTTGTTGGTTCTGATTGGTTTACTTCTGCAACACTAGAAGATGAAAATATCTCTAATTATCCATTTACATTTAAAAAATGGATAAGCGGCCAAAAGGTATCACACGCAAAAGACATTATAGTTGAGCAAGGTGTGACATACACTTTTAGCGCTTATGTTAAACGTGAGGTAGCTGGGAATTTATATTTTTATCTCTATGATATAGCAGATGGTTTTATTACTAGTGATACCCCACGAGAGACGATTATAAAAAACGTTGACTCTAGTCTCAGACGTTTTGAAATAACCTTTACACCAACTAAGACAGGTAAGATTAGACCACGGTTTGCGATGGTGTCATCGGAACAAGGTAGTTTTAGTACTGGTGGCTTTATGCTCGTTAGAGGTAACAAGACAGGCGACTGGCAGGAATCTGAAGCTGATAAAGCAAGTAATCTTGATTCAAAAGCCGATGGTGGTTTTACTGTTGAGCAGTTAAACGCTATTGCAGAAGAACAGCGTTTGATGAAAGCTAATCTTGAAGCCGCTGCAAGTTTGCAAGAAGTACAAGATAAAGCAAAAGAGTTACTTGATCAAATCAAAAAAATAGAAGATGGTCAAAAAGTATCAGAACAAACTATGGTATCTAACGCTAATAGAGTTGTTCAGATACTAGCTAAGTTGGATGACGTCCAATTAGTAACAGAAGCTATTACGCAATATATGTCATACTCGGAAGATGGTCTAGTTATCAAAATGAAAGACGGAACGTCAAGCGTACGTGTGACGACTGACCGCATTAGTTTTTACTCTGGCGGTACAGAGACTGCCTTTATCAGCCAAGGTTTTTTACAAATCGAGTCTGGTGTTTTCACTTTGAGGCTTCGTATTGGAAGCTTTTTGTTTGAAGAAAGCTCGAAAGGTCGTTTACAAATCAAGAAAATTAGAGGGATTGGAGGATAGATGACAACTTTTTATAGTAACTCCGATAGGAGCTATCGCTTAACTTATATTGTTGACGAGGTTTCAACGTCGGTTGCAGACAATAGTAGTCAAGTAAGATTTAGGCTCTATTTGACTTCTGGTACTAACAGTTATGCTCAGTACAATTTTGGTGGGTATGCTTGGGTAGGTTCTAAATATGACTTTAATGCACCTTCATCTATCAATTTTAACGGCAATCAATTGTTGATTGATAAAACTATCAAAGTCCCACACGATGCAGACGGGAACAAAACGGTCATTGTTGCCGCTAAATTGCTAGGTCCAGGTGGGTATGCACCAGGAACATTAACGATACCAGATCAAAAATTTACACTTACGAAAATACCTCGCACCAGCTCAGTGGCGGTTAGCAGTGGTTATTTTGGTGATACATTAAATGTTAACATCAATCAAAGTTCAAGTGGTTTTACATACGATGTCAGATATAACGTCAATGGGATAACTGGCACTATTGCTAGTGATATATCAGGCTCAACGACTTTTAAAACAAGCTTAGATTGGGCTAGTACAATTCCAAATGCTACTAGCACCCCAGGTACGATATACGTTGATACAAAATCTAACGGTTCGGTCATTGGGACGTCGACCGCTATTTTTTATCTGACTTTACCTGATAGTGTAAAACCTAAAATTTCTAGTCTTGTTTTATCAGATACAAATCAAAAAGCATCTGCATTAGTAGGTGCTAATAATTTTGTGCAGATTGTGTCAAATCCAACCGTCACTTTTAATGGTGCGAATGGGATTTACGGTTCTACAATTCAAAATTTCTATGCTGAAATTGTTGGTAAAAACCAATCTACTCAATCGGACGGTGGATCGCTAGGCATTTTAAAGTTTGAAGGCAAAGCTATCGTTAAAGCAACAGTTACAGATAGTAGAGGGCGTGTGTCTGACCCTGTAACAACCGAAATAAACGTTTTGCCGTACAGCGGTATAGCACTAGATTTTAGTGCCCAGCGTGGTGGTGCTGATGGAACACAAATCGTTGTAACAGTTAATGCATCAGTTAGTCCATTAACTGTTAACAAGCTGCAAAAAAACAAAATGACGCTAAGTTTCAAGACTGCGCCAACTGGCACCAAAACGTTCAAAATTGATACTTCTGAAGCAAGTAAGACATATACAGATAAATACCAACTCATCAATCAGAATTTTGTGCTTAGTGGTAAATTCCCGTCTGATCAATCATTTGACATTTATGGGACTATCTCAGACAGTTTTGGGACTAATGACACTAAACGAGTACCTCTTCTCGCAAAATTTGTAGCAGTAGAAATAGAGGATAGTGGTAATCCCGAGACAACAGGAGTAGCAATTGGTAAAGAATGGGAGCGTGGGTCTATTGATGCAGCAGGAGATATATACGCCCGTGGCAAACCAATCCAACAAAAACAGCTAGCTTTAAATAATGGTGGCTCTTTTAGGCATGATGCAACAGATTTAAATACTCTACAAGATACAGGTTTTTATTGTGTTTCTTACGGACCTAACAGACCTTCTGGGTCTGGACAAGGCTATGTAACAGTTGTAAGACACGAGACAGCAAACTATGCTTATCAACAATTTTACGACCGCACAAATAAAACTATATTTACGCGGTTGCTGGAAAACGGTGTTTGGAGCGGTTGGAGTGAGTATGTTAAAAAAGATAGCTTACCTAAAACGATAGACTCAGGCTGGCGGTCAATCGGAAATGGTTTTAGTTATAGACAGACAGGCAGTACAGTCACCGTTAAGTACGACTTTGCGACGAACGGCATAGATAAGTTGACGGTTGGCTCTATGCCTACGAATTTGATACCTAGTGACATGATGTTTGCGGTTACTGCGTGGACTGTGCAATTAAATGTATTAAATGTACAAGTTAGTGCAGATGGTCGTATTTTATGGTTCAACCCATCAAAATGGGCGGTTAATGTTAAAGGACAAATTAATTGGATAATTTAAAAGGAGGAATTATGCTTGAATTTTTGAATAGATACCCAGTTTTACTGGAAGATAAAAGTGTAAAAGAGACTAAAGCGATTTTAGCATTTACGTCTAGCACAGTTAAAGCAAGCTTTGAAGTGACGCTACCAGCAGAAGAAAATGATAAAAAATTTGCTGAAACTTTAAAAACGTGTGAAAAGCTTATCTTTGAGCAACTTTACAAAGACAAAGCAGAAGCAGAACAATTTGAAAAAATTAATGACGCAATTGCTAAGTCAAAGGCGCAATCAGATAAAGCGGAAAATATGATTAAACTGATGTCAGCAACTGTTAACGATTTGATTAAGACAATGGCTGACGGAGGGAAATTGAATGATACAACGCTTAACAACGCTAGCGAAAATAGCAGTACACATATTTAAAAACAAAAAAGGAGAAAAAACAATGATGATTAATTACTTTGCAATGCAGATTGAACTAGGGTGGATTACTATTGATGACGTTCCAGCATTTTGTCGTGAGCGAGTACGTAAACTAATTGAAGTTTCTACGGTTGGTACAGAAGGAAAATGAGGCAATGAATGAACATTGACATACTACAAATTGGCGCAGCAAGCGGGGCGATTTTATCGGTAGTTGGATTGTGGGCGTTTGTTGTTAATCCGTTTAAAACAGCAATGCAAAAAAACGAAGATACAATGAGCGCCCTTAAAGACACGATTAAAGAGCTAGCTTACGAGCTAAAAGACTCACAGCGTGACCGAGAAAATATCCATAAAGTTTTGGATATACACGAGCAACGACTCGGAAAGACGGAAGACGACATCATCGTCAACAAAGAACAGATAAAAACATTATTTAACAGGAGAAATAAACATGATTAATTTAAAATTACGACTACAAAACAAAGTAACTTTGATGGCTATTTTAGGAGCTATATTTTTGCTAGCGCAACAATTAGGTATTAAATTACCGTCAAATATTGCGGATATTGCAAACACAGCAGTAACGCTTTTGGTATTACTTGGAGTTGTTACAGACCCAACAACCGAAGGTCTTTCAGACAGTGAGCAAGCATTGAATTACCACGAGCCCAAAAAATAGGAGGATAAAAATGAAAGCAATCACACGATTAGCATTAATACTAGCAATTGCAATACTGTATGTGCCGTTATCTGTGATTGCTTTTTTTGCTTATCCATTTTATTTGATTTTTAAAGAGGAGGGATAAATGGCTACATACCAAGAATATAAAAGTCGTTCAAATGGTAACGCTTATGATATTGATGGCTCATTTGGTGCGCAATGTTGGGACGGTTATGCAGATTACTGTAGATTTTTAGGTGTGCCATACGCAAACTGTACAAATACAGGATACGCAAGGGATATATGGGAGCAACGTCACGAAAATGGTATCTTAAACTATTTTGATGAAGTGGAAGTTATGCAAGCTGGTGATGTTGCTATTTTTATGGTTGTTGACGGTGTAACGCCTTACAGTCATGTAGCAATTTTTGACAGCGATGCAGGAGGCGGGTATGGCTGGTTTTTGGGGCAAAATCAAGGCGGTGCTAATGGCGCATATAATTTAGTAAAAATCCCATACTCCGCAACATACCCAACTGCATTTAGACCAAAAGTTTTTAAAAACGCAGTTACTGTTACAGGTAATATAGGACTAAATAAAGGCGATTATTTTATTGATGTATCAGCTTATCAACAAGCAGATTTAACAACGACTTGTCAGCAAGCAGGCACTACAAAAACGATTATCAAGGTATCTGAGTCAATAGCATGGCTATCTGACAGACATCAACAACAAGCAAACACAAGCGACCCAATCGGCTATTATCACTTTGGACGCTTTGGCGGTGATAGTGCTTTGGCGCAACGGGAAGCAGACTTATTTTTGTCTAACTTACCAAGCAAAAAAGTATCATATCTAGTCATTGACTATGAAGATTCCGCAAGCGCAGACAAGCAAGCTAACACAAACGCAGTTATTGCATTTATGGATAAAATCGCTAGCGCTGGTTACAAGCCTGTTTACTACAGCTATAAGCCATTTACACTTAATAATGTTGATTATCAACAAATTATAGCTAAGTACCCAAACAGTATTTGGATTGCAGGCTATCCCGATTATGAGGTTCGCTCTGAACCACTGTGGGACTATTTTCCATCTATGGACGGCGTGCGCTGGTGGCAGTTTACAAGCGTAGGAATCGCTGGGGGGCTAGATAAAAATGTCGTTTTATTAGCAGATGATAGTAGCAAAGTGGATATACCTAAGATTGACAAACTACAAGCACCACAAAGCCAGCTTACTTTTAATCAAAAGCTAGATACTAACACTAAATTAGACAACTCGAATGTACCTTACTACGAAGCGACCCTTAGCACAGACTATTATGTAGAGTCTAAGCCAAACGCAAGTAGTGCAGACAAAGAGTTTATCAAAGCAGGTACTCGTGTGAGAGTCTATGAAAAAGTGAATGGATGGTCACGTATTAATGCTTCTCAGTCTGACCAGTGGGTCGAAGATAAGTATTTAGCTAATGCCACACAAGTATAAAATAGGAGGTAAAGCTCCTTTAGATAAGACAAATGCCCTCGCTTTGCGGGGGCTGTTTTTTATTGCAAAAAATTTCGCATTTATTGACAAAAAGTTCAAGACATGTCATAATGAGGGTGGTTATAGAAGATAAATTTCGTTCATTTATCATCCTTTCTAACCCAACGTCTTCGTTGTTCGTTGAACCCGTAGTGATACGGGCGTATGACTGAAAGCACATCATACGGCTTGGCAGAGCTTAAGAACTGTTCTCTTGCGATAAGCCTAAGAAGCACAATAGAGAGTTAGAGTTTTGCACCTCTAATCGTCAGCCCTGACCGGAGGATATTTCCGGTCCGTGCTTTTTTTATTTTGTAGAAAGTTTTTTGATAGTGGATCTCAAAGAAAAACTGAAATAAACATTAACCGCTCTCTATTGAGGGCGGTTTTTTTGTCTATCAGAACAGAAAAATTTAAAATTGTCTATTTTTAGGATTTTTTATCGAATAGATAAGTGGAGGATAAAATATGTTATATATAGATGAGTTTAAAGAAGCGATTGATAGAGGATATATTATGGGAAGCACAGTTGCGATCGTACGAAAAAATGGAAAGATATTCGATTACGTTTTGCCACACGAAAAAGTTAGAGATGATGAAACTGTGACGATTGAGAGAGTAGAAGAAGTGTTGAGGGAATTGGAGTAA